TGGCGGAGGATCCGGCCCCCAACCTCGCCACGGGCCTGCCCGCAGGCGGCACCACGCTCGTGCAGGCGCGCACGGTCAACGAGGTGGTCAAGGCGCAGACCAACAAGGTGCGGCGGCTGGCCCGCCTCAAGGGCGAACTGGTCGATCGCCACCAGGCCATCGCGCATGTGTTCAAGCTCGCCCGCACCGAACGCGACGCTTGGCTCAACTGGCCGGCGCGGATCTCGGCGCAGATGGCGGCCCGGCTCGGCGTGGAGGCTCACACCCTGCACGTGGCCCTGGATGCCGCCGTGCGCGAGCACCTCGCCGAGCTCGGGGAACTCAAGGTTCGGGTCGATTGATGGACGAGTTCGCCTATGAGGGCTGGGACGCCATCGAGCGCGCTTGGCGCGAGGGCCTCACGCCGGACCCGCTGCTCACCGTCTCCGAATGGGCCGACCGTCACCGGGTGCTGTCGAGCAAGGCCTCGAGCGAGCCGGGGCGCTGGCGCACCAGCCGCACGCCGTATCTGAAGGCGATCATGGACTGCCTGTCGCCGACCTCGCCCATCGAGCGCGTGGTGTTCATGAAGGGCGCGCAGGTGGGCGCAACCGAGACCGGCTCGAACTGGATCGGCTACGTGATCCACCACGCCCCCGGGCCGATGATGGCGGTGTGGCCCACCGTGGAGATGGCCAAGCGCAACTCCAAGCAGCGCCTCGACCCGCTGATCGAGGAGTCGCCGGTGCTCTGCGAACTCATCGCCCCGGCACGCTCGCGCGACTCGGGCAACACCATCCTCGCCAAGGAGTTCCGCGGCGGCGTGCTGGTGATGACCGGCGCGAACAGCGCGGTGGGCCTGCGCTCGATGCCGGTGCGCTATCTCTTTCTCGACGAGGTGGACGCCTACCCGCTCGATGTCGAGGGGGAGGGCGATGCGATCTCGCTCGCTGAGGCGCGCACGCGCACCTTTGCGCGGCGCAAGATCTTCATCGTCTCGACGCCGACGATCGCGGGCGCCTCGGCCATCGAGCGTGAGTACGAGGCCAGCGACCAGCGCCGCTACTTCGTGCCCTGCCCGCATTGCTCGCACCGGCAGTGGCTGCGCTTCGAGCAACTGCGTTGGGAGAAGGGCCGGCCCGAGACGGCGGCGTATGTGTGCGAATCATGCGAGACGGCGATCGCCGAGCACAACAAGACCTGGATGCTGGAGCACGGCGAGTGGCGCGCGACGGCGGAAGGCTCGGGCAAGACGGCGGGGTTTCATCTGTCGTCGCTGTACAGCCCGCTGGGCTGGCGCGCCTGGTGCGAGATCGCCGCTGCGTGGGAAGCCGCCGTCAGTAAAGAGTCGGGATCGGCCGCTGCCATCAAGACTTTCAAGAACACCGAGCTCGGCGAGACCTGGGTCGAGGAGGGCGAAGCGCCCGACTGGCAACGCCTGCTCGAGCGCCGCGAGGACTATGCCATCGGCACCATTCCCGTAGGCGGCCTGCTGCTCACCGCCGGCGCCGACGTGCAGAAGGACCGCATCGAGGTCTCGGTCTGGGCCTTCGGGCGCGGCAAGGAGGCCTGGCTCATCGAGCACCGGGTGCTGATGGGCGACACCGCACGGGATGCGGTGTGGAAGGCGCTGGGCGGGATGCTCGCCGAGACCTGGACCCATGCCTCGGGCGCGGCCATGCCGCTGGCCCGCTTGGCGCTGGACACCGGCTTTGCGACACAGGAGGCCTACGCCTTCGTGCGCGCCTGCCGCGACGCGCGGGTGATGGCGGTCAAGGGCGTGCGGACGGGTTCGATGGGGGGCGCAGCCCTGATCGGCACACCGACGGCGGTCGATGTCTCGCAGGCGGGCAAGAAGCTGCGCCGGGGCATCAAGGTGTATGCGGTCGCGGTGGGGCTCGCCAAGCTGGAGTTCTACAACCACCTGCGCCAGAGCGCGGAGGTGGCCGACGACGGCGTGACGGTGACCTACCCGGCCGGATTCGTCCACCTGCCCAAGATCGACGCCGAGTTCATCCAGCAGCTCTGCGCCGAGCAACTGATCACCCGCCGCGACAGGAATGGTTTTCCGGTGCGGGAGTGGCAGAAGGTGCGTGAGCGCAACGAAGCGCTGGACTGCTACGTGTATGCCCGTGCTGCTGCTGCGGCCGCAGGGCTCGACCGCTTCGAGGAACGCCACTGGCGCGAACTGGAGCGGCAACTGGGGCTGGCCAGTCCGCCAGCCCTTGAAACACCTACTGAATCGATCACCGAGGCCACCCATCGAGGTGGCCTGGGTGTTTCTGGCAACCGCAACACCGGCCGGCGCGTGATCAAGAGCCGCTGGCTGTCCTGACGAGGAGACGCTATGTCACTGACCACCCGCATCGAGAGCCTGGTCATCCGCGTCGCGCAGGAGTTCAGCGACGTCCGCGCGAAGGCCGGGAACCTCGCCCACCTCACCACCACCGACAAATCGAGCCTGGTGGCGGCCATCAACGAACTGAAGGCCGCGGTGCAGGCCTCGGGGGCGATCGACGACACCCAGGTCGCCACCACCAGCACCTACTCGTCGAGCAAGATCGTCACGCTGCTCGACACGCTCAAGGCCGAGATCCTGGGCGGGGCCGATGCCGCCTACGACACGTTGCTGGAGATCCAGCAGCTGCTGCAGGACGGCACCAGCGGCCTGGACGCCTTGCTCACTGCGGTGAACCACCGCGTGCGCTTCGACGCGGAGCAGACCCTGACGGCTACCGAGCAGGCCCAGGCGCGCAGCAACATCGGCGCCGTGGCCGCGGCTGACGTGGGCGACACCGACACCGACTTCGTCGCGATCTTCGAAGGGGCGCTGCTCTGATGAGTCTGGCTGCGCGCATCGCCGCCTTGGCCAGCCGCATCGGCCTGGAGGTCAAGACCAAGGTCGATGCCTCTCACCCGGGGCTGGCCCGTGCCTGGGCGAACTTCGGCTACGTCGGCGGGGCGGTCCAGCTGCGCGCCGCGCACAACGTCGCCTCGGTCACGCGGCTGGCCCCAGGGCGCTACCGCGTGAGCTTCGCCAGCCCGCTGCCGGACGCGAACTACTGCTGGGTGGGCGTCGCACGCAGCAACACCAACATGGGCACGCAGCGGCTGCTGATCGTGCGCGCGACCGCCGACGAGAAGACGCCGACCCACCTCGACGTGACCTGCGCGACCACCGCGGCGTCCTTCGCCGACTCCACCGAGATCAACCTCGTGGTCTACCGCTGATGGCCTACACCCAATCCGACCTGGACGCCCTGCAAGCCGCACTCGCCAAGGGCGAGAAGCGCGTCAGCTTCGGCGACAAGACGGTCGAGTACCGCAGCGTGGAGGAACTGCAAGCTGCTATTCGCCAGGTGAAACGCGACCTCTTCGAGCAGGCCGTGGCCACGGGGCTGTGGCCCGGCGCACCCCGGAAGATCCGCCTTCACACGACCAAGGGGACGTGATGGGTTGGCGCACCTCACGAACGCCAGCAAGCTGGCTCAGCACCCTCAAGCGCCGGCTGCTTGGCTCGAGCCCCACCTACGACGGCGTGGGCGGCGGCCGCCGGGCCGTCGCCTGGCAGGTCGGCAATCCCGGGGCGGTCGCGGCACTCGCCTACACCCAGGGCGAGCTGCGCGCCAAGAGCCGCGATCTCGCCCGGCGCAACGCCTGGGCGGCCGCGGGCATCGAAGCCTTCGTGGCCAATGCCATCGGCACCGGCATCAAGCCGCAGAGCATGGTGACTGATGCGGCCGTGCGCGAGGCCATCCACGCGTTATGGTGGGACTGGGTGGAGGAGGCCGACGCCGCAGGACTCACCGACTTCTACGGCCTGCAGGCGCTCGCCTGCCGCGCGATGCTCGAAGGCGGCGAGGCGCTGGTGCGCCTGCGCTGGCGCCGTCCGGAGGACGGTCTGCCAGTGGGCCTGCAGCTGCAGGTGCTGGAGCCCGAGCACCTGCCGACCACCCTGAACCGGGACCTGCCCTCGGGCCACGTCATCCGCGCCGGCATCGAGTTCGACCGGCTCGGGCGGCGCGTGGCCTATCACCTGACCCGCTCGCACCCTGGGGATGGAAGCCTGGCGCCGATGTCGGGCACGGGCGGCATGGAGACCGTGCGCGTGGGTGCCTCCGAGGTCATCCACCTGTTCCGCCCGCTGCGCCCGGGGCAGATCCGCGGCGAGCCGTGGCTCGCCCGCGCCCTGGTGAAGCTGCACGAACTCGACCAGTACGACGACGCGGAACTGGTGCGCAAGAAGACCGCGGCGATGTTCGCCGGCTTCATCACGCGGCTCGCCCCCGAGGACACCCTGATGGGCGAAGGGCTGCCGGACGCCCAGGGCGCGGCACTCGCCGGGCTGGAACCCGGCACCTTGCAGATCCTGGAGCCGGGCGAGGACATCAAGTTCTCGGCGCCGGCCGACGTGGGCTCGAGCTACGGCGAGTTCATGCGCCAGCAGTTCCGGGCGGTGGCCGCCGCCATGGGCATCACCTACGAGATGCTCACCGGGGATCTCACCCAGGTGAACTACTCCAGCATCCGCGCGGGATTGCTCGAGGTCCGCCGCCGCTGCGAGGGCATCCAGCACGGG